GTGGCTACTAAGCCGGGTCTCTATGCCAACATCGCCGCTAAACGCCGTCGTATCAAGGCGGGTTCTGGCGAGAAGATGCGTAAGGTAGGCAGCAAAGGCGCACCTTCGGCGCAAGACTTCAAAGAGTCTGCTAAAACAGCTAAGAAGAAGAAATAATGGTTAAGAAGGTATATCAGAATCCAGAAGGCGGTTTAAACGCTAAAGGAAGGGCTTACTTCAACAATAAGACTGGTTCTAAGCTCAAACCTCCAGTTTCGGCTAAAGAGGCTGCAAAGTCCCCTAAAGCGGCTGGAAGACGCAAGAGCTTCTGTGCAAGGATGGGGGGCGTTAAAGGTCCGATGAAGGACGAAAAAGGCAGACCTACCCGTAAAGCCTTGGCACTAAAGAAGTGGGATTGCTAATTGACAAACTACACTAGGATAACAAATGGCTTCAGTTAACTTTATTACAATGGTTAATGACGTACTGCTTCGCTTACGAGAGCCAGAGGCTTCTGCAGTCACGGACAGTGCTTATGTTAAGCTCATTGCTAAATATATCAATGACTCTAAGCGACAAGTAGAGGATTCTTACAATTGGAATGCGTTGTCTAGTATTATTACGATTACAACATCCGATAATACTTATAACTATACATTAACAAATTCAGGACAACGATTTCAAATCGTAGATGTTGCTAACGATACCAGCAACTGGTTCCTAAACAATGCTCCGGAAGTATGGATGGATCAGCAATTCTTGTTGACAACAGCACAAAAGGGCAGTCCCTATTATTATAACTTTAAAGGGACAGACTCAAATAACGACACTAAAGTTGATTTATTTCCTATTCCAGATGGTGTTTATTCTATCAAGTTTAACATTATTCAACCGCAGGATCCGTTATCGGTCAATGCTGATACGATTAAAGTCCCTGCTGAACCAGTTGTGTTAGGTGCATTAGCAAGAGCGCAAGCAGAGCGTGGAGAAGACGGCGGAGTTCAGTCTGGTGAGACTTATGCTTTATATCGTCAGAGTTTATCTGACGCAATTGCTTTAGAAGCAAATCGTCACGTAGAAGACACAGTCTGGAACTGGGTATAAATGGCGAGTAAACTACAAACCTCATCAATTGCAGCACCGGGATTTTATGGACTTAATCTTCAAGAGTCTAGTATTACCCTGTCGTCTGGCTTTGCATTAAAAGCTCAGAATTGTGTTATCGATAGATATGGTCGTATCGGTGCAAGACGAGGATGGACACCTGTAAACACTTCTGTCAATACAGATTTAACATCTAGCAATCCAGTAGAGTTTATCTTTGAAGTAGTTACTGGTGGCGGTACAGATGTACTAAGTGCTGGTAATAATAGATTATTCGTAGGAACAACTACGATGACTACTAAGACAGTACGCAATGCAACTAACAGTGGTGATGCTACATATACAATCACTGCTAATAACTGGCAAGGTGCTGCTTTATCCTACGGTGATGTAAGCGACTTTCAACCTCATGTGTACTTAGCACAAGCTGCTCATCCTATGTTAGTGTATCATGAGTTACCTACATCTGGCGGTGCTTTTGATGCTCACGATAGTGGTACATTTGGTTATCAGAGAGTTGGAGATGCTGCTAAGTTACCTTCTAATCACAGTACTTCTACCTTTATGCCTAGCTGGGTACTGTCCGCTTATGGAAGAATCTGGTGTGGTGGCATAGCAGGAGATACTCAGACTGTCTACTTCAGCGACTTACTAGCTGGTACAGACTTTCAGAACGGAACTGCTGGTTATATTAATCTACAAGAAGTATTACCGAATGGTGATCCTGTAGTCGCTGCTGCAGCACATAACGGATATATTATATTCTTTGGTAAGAAGAACACAGCTATTTATGCTAATCCTTTAGATACTGGTGCATTAACATTAGTAGAAGTGTTGAGTAACATAGGATGTATAGCTCGTGACTCAGTACAGAGTATTGGTACAGATGTATTGTTCTTATCTGACGCAGGAGTTCGTAGCTTACAGAGAGTAATACAAGAGAAGTCACTGCCAATGAGAGACATCTCTAAGAATGTTCGTGATGAGTTAATATCACAGGTATCTTCTGAAACAGACTTAACTAAGATTAAAAGTATTTACTACGAGCGTGATGCTATTTATCTCTTAACGCTTCCTACTACTAAGTTTGTGTATTGCTTTGATACAAGAGCTTCGTTACAAGACGGAGCCATGAGAGTTACAATATGGGATAGCCTAGAACCAAAAGCGTTCTTTGTTACTCAGAATAAAGACTTATATATCGGTAAACCCGGATATATTGGTAAATACTTTGGACATAGTGATAATGGTTCAGTTTATCGTCTGCAGTATTTTACGAACTATTTTGATTTTGATGCTTCAACAACATTAAAGATTTTAAAGAAAATTGGATTTGTTTTGATTGGCGGTACTAATCAATCGTTGGCAGTTAAATGGGGTTTTGATTACAGTGAAGGCTATCAAGCTACCACATATACTTTAGATACTGCTGTGGTGTACGAGTATAACATAGGTGAATATAATATTGCTGAGTATAGCTCAGGTATTGTTTTAGATCGCTTCTCTATTAATGCTGGCGGTCAAGGTACTGTAATGCAGATTGGATTAGAAGCAGACATTAATGGTAATCCTCTGTCAATTCAAAAGATTGATGTAGGAATTAAAACAGGAAAGACTTTAGTCTAAGGGAAATCTATGTCTAATTATGTAAAAGCAACAAATTTCACAGCCAAGGATAGCTTACCAACTGGCAACTCAGGTAAGATTATTAAAGGAGCTGAAATTGATACTGAGTTCACTGCCGTAGCTTCTGCTATTTCTTCTAAGGCTGATACTAATAGCCCAGCATTGACAGGAACTCCTACTGCTCCTACGGCTTCTGCTGGAACAAACACAACACAGATAGCTACTACTGCGTTTGTACTAGCTAATGCCATACCTAGCGGTTTAATTTCTATGTGGTCTGGTACAATTGCTAGTATCCCTTCTGGTTGGGTACTATGTAACGGATCTAATAGCACTCCTGATCTGCGTAACAAGTTCATCATTGGTGCTCATAGCGATACTGCTGGTGTAGCATACTCCACTATTACTGGTTCTAATACTCAGTCTGGCGGTTCTAAAGACGCTACTAACGTAAGTCATACCCACACAGCAACTTCTGTAGTTACAGACCCCGGACACTTACATACAGTTAACCTATTCTATTCTGGATCTGGTGGAAACTACCCAGATATTGCCGGCTTTACTGGCGGTGCAGGTGTTAGTGACGAAGGTACAAATGATATTAATACCAATACTACAGGTATTACTGTAGCAACAACAAACAGTACAGAAGGCTCAAGCGGTACAAACGCTAACTTGCCTCCATACTACGCCCTCGCCTTCATAATGAAAACTTAGACATGAAAGTACCTGTAGTCATTAGAGACGACTACACAATGTTTCTAGAGTTCTTTGATGGGATGTTGTGGTTTCATACAGATGTAAGAAAGTGGACAGCAGAAGTAAAAGTAAAGTATTTAGAAGATTTAAACATATTGCAGTATTTAACAAACAGTCCTTTAGTTGCAATGGTAAATCAACGAGATAAGAAACTGAGTAAATTTGGCAAAGTAATTGGTTTTAAATATGAACAACCCTTTTTAGGTAATGATAAACAAATGTATGACATCTACAGTAGGAGCAAATAATGGGTAGCGTCGTTAGTGCAATCGCAGGACCAGTGCTTAATATTGCCGGTGGTCTTATTAGTGGAGGCAAGGGAGCAGATGCTGCCAAAGGACAGGCGGAAGCGCTTCGTGCTGCAGGACAGCGTTCTTCCGAAATGGCACAGTTTCGTCCTATTGGACTGAGAACTGGCTTCGGAACTTCTAACTTCCGAGTAAACGAACTAGGACAAGTCGAAGAAGCTGGATATACATTAAATCCACAACTTCAGGCTTTACAAAGTCGTTTCCTTACAGGAGCTACAGGATATGATCCTACTCGTTTACAACAACTAGCAGAACCTATTTATGGCGGTGCAGCATCGTTATTTAACTTAGGTGGTAGCTATCTAGGTGCAACTCCACAAGATGTGGCAGCTAAATATATATCAGATAGACAAGGATTGCTACAACCTAGCCGTGCTGCTGAGTTCGGTAGAATACAGGCTCGTAACTTTGCTACTGGTCGTGGCGGTCTAGGTGTCCAGACAGGTACAGGCGGAGCGCCAGCTAATCCTGCATTACAGGCATATTACAATTCTATATTCCAACAAGATAAAGCACTGGCTGCAGAAGCAGACCAAGCCGCTATGGATCGTATTCGTTTCGGTGGAGAGTTATACGGTGCTGGCGGTAAACTTGCTTCTGGTATTCCAACACTCTTTAGCGGTTCATTCCTGCCAATTGAGACACAACTTAACTTGGCTAAGAGTATTGAGTCGTTAGGACAAAACCCATATCAGATGAGTCTGGATTTAGCTGCTGCACAGGCAGGG